CGGTTCGTGTATTGACATCGTTGTGGGTTGCATGGATGCAGAAGCATATAACTACAAACCAACTGCTAACATTAATGATTCTTTATCTTGTCGTTACAGTGCTGGCTGTATTACTGGCGATAGCATTCCTTACTGGTTAAATGATCCTTGTTATGCTTGGGTAATAGATATAGACGAGTACTGTTGCGAAAACGAATGGGACACAGTTTGTCAAGCAACATATAACTACTGCGAAGGAACTTGGACAGGCCCACTGCCAATGAGAGGTGTAGAAAAAATATTAATGTCAGTTACAGACATCTTAGGTAGAAAAACCAAAGTAATTAAAAATAAAGTATTATTCTTTAATTTTAGCGATGGAACTGTACAGAGAAAAATAATAAAATAAAATTTAATTAAATATGAAATACATCGGAAAATCAGTTATGCAACAGCCAATAATTGGCGATATAACGTATACGCATACTCAAGCTGGTGCTTCCGAAACCTGGACTATTATACATAGACTGCATAGAAAACCGTCGGTTACTATTGTAGATCTTAACGACAATTTAATTTACGCTAATGTAGAATATGATTCAGAAATACAAATAACAATAACTTTTAACGGCGCAACTGCCGGTAAAGCATATCTTAATTAAAATAAAAAACAATGCCTAAATTTTTAAATAATATAGATCTTAATAGTAATCAACTATTAAATCCTGTAATACACGTTAGCTCGCAAGCTACTACAACAAATGGACCTAACGGTGATGCTACAGGTACAGAAGGTCAAATATTTTACAACTCTCACGCAAACGGTAAAGCCTTATATTTTAGAGATAATTCAGGTTGGAGGCCTATTGGTGATATATCAGGTATAGATATATCAGTTGGAACTGGTTTAGATATAAGCCAATCAAACACTACAGGAGGAGCTTATACTTCGACTATATCTTTAGATATATCAGAATTTTCCGATGTAACACCTGCTAATGGTGATAAACTATTAACATTAGATTCAGACGGTTCTACAGAGCAATTAACTACAGTAGCTGCTTTAGCAACATTATTTGCTGGTTCTGGTTTAACAGCTACAAACTCTGTTATAGCTGTAGACACTCTTAACCAAGATACTACTGGTACAGCAGATCATGTTACTATTACAGATAATGAAAGCACAGACGAAGAAAATCAAATAACATTTATTGAGGGTGCTGCAGGCGCTGGTAGTCGTGGTTTAGAAGCTGATGGTGATTTTACATATAATCCAAGCTCTGGTAGAGTTACAGCTACAATATTAAAAGCAAATAGTTTAGATATTGATAGTGGTGGCGCTGATATTAACGGTACGTTAGAAGCGAACGCTATAACAATTGGTAATACTAATATTGTTAGTGGGTCTCTTATAAGTAGTTTAGCAACTGTAACTCAGTCTGAAGTTAACTTTACAACTGACACGTTTACCGTAGCTTCTACAAATGCTAACGATCCCCTTGTAATAATTAAAAATACTACCAATGATACTAACGGCGCTAAATTACAGTTTGTAAAAGATAAGGGCGCTGCTGCCGCCGATGGTGATGATGTTGGTTCAATCTTATTTACAGGTGATGATGCTGCTCAAACACAAACTGATTTTGGTAACATATTAGTTCAAGTTGGTGAGGCTGACAACACAGATGAAGCTGGTACAATGTCATTACAAGTTGCTTGTAGTGATGGTACAAATACAGGCTTAAGATCTGGTTTAGTTTTAACAGGACATAAGACTAGCAACTATGTAGATGCAACTATTGGTAATGGCGCTAACTCTACAGTTACAGCTTCAGGTAATTTAACTGTAACTGGTAATCTAACAGTGTCAGGCGATACAATTACAGCTAATGTTGGAACGCTAGACGTTGAAGATAAAAACATAACATTAAACAAATCAGCTGGTGATTCTAGTTCTACAGCAGATGGTGCTGGTATAACAATACAAGACGCTGTAAACTCTTCAACAGACGCTACAATACTATGGGACGCTACTAATGATGAGTTTGATTTTTCACATGCTATTAACGTAACTGGTACTATTGAGGCAAGTGGTACTATTACAGGTACTTTATCAGGTACTGCGTCTGTAGCAACTACAGTAACAGTAGCAGATGAATCATCTGATACAACTTGCTTTCCACTATTTGCAACAGCTGCAACTGGTAATTTAGGCCCTAAATCTGGTAGTAATTTAACATTTAATTCTAGCTCTGGATTATTAACAGCTACTAGTTTTGCTGGAGATTTAACAGGGGATGTTACTGGTAACGCAGACACAGCAACAAACTTAACTGCATCAACAAGTACAGCTGTTAAGCTAGGAACTATAGAGTTAGGTCACGGTAGTGATACAACAATTGCTAGATCTGCTGCTGGTAAAGCTACAATAGAAGGAAACCTTATAGGTGTTGTAGAAACTTTTAATTTAGACCATTCTGATAGTCACGTTTCAGCAAACAACGCAAGTTCAGACTCAACTGAGTTTACAATAGAACACGGTATGGGTAATAGTAGATTTTACAAAGTTGAAGTTATTCAAGACAGTGGGAACTATGACACCGTGTATACTGATGTAACTAGACCTTCTGATACAGAAATTAAAATAACATTTGGATCAGCTGTTGCTAACGGGGCATATAGAGCAATGGTTACAAGAATGGCGTAACAACAAATTAAATTAAATTAAATGATTATAAAAATAAATTATAACAAGTCAACTGGTGCGTTAACATTAACAGATGACGAAGAATTAATGGAGGCTACTATTACTGAAGTAGTAGATAATGAAAACGAGCTTTCGTTTGAAATACCTCTTAACGTATCTGCTTACCAAGCTCAGTTTGACGAAACAGAATTAGCAGATGGCGACAATAACTAGTACACAATCAGGCGATTGGCACGTAACAAGTACGTGGGCAGGGGGCTCTGTGCCCGCCGCTGATGATTTAGTTGTTATTGCGCATGGCCATAGAGTTACATTAAGTACAGACATAACTAGCGCTAGAACTGGTGATGTTACTATTGACGGTAATTTACACTTTGCTAATGGTGGTAAAATGCACTTACATGGTCGTATGACTGTAAAAAACACTAGCAATGACAATTCAACTGCTGGTGAATTTGCTAATGGTACTTCTTCTTCAGGTTCATTACTTAGTATGGTTGGTGCTAGTGAAATAAAAATATCCGGTGATAATTCAGCACAGCATGGTATACAAGTAGATGCTAGAAGATGGTGTGGCGTACAAATAGATGGTAGCGAGCCAACTTTAAAAACAGAGTTAAACGGTAATCATGATTATGAGTCTACTTATTTAACAGTAGATAACTCTGCTAACTTTACTGCTGGTGATTTAATTTCTATATACAGAAGAGAAGAGGATTTTAGATTAATGAATGATGAGGTTTTTTATATTCATGATGTAGACACCGATAATCACAGAATATATTTTAGACAATTTATTTGTCCTAAAGTTGAGTATTACGCACCTTGTATCAAAGCTGTTAGTGGCTCTAGTATAAAAGTAGATGATGCTAGTGTTTATAGAGTTAACTATAAAATAATATTTGGTACTGGTAACAATAGAAACGTAAAAACAATATCAGCTATAAACAAGCTTACAAATGTAATAACTCTTGATAGTAGCGTAGATAATGACCCTAGTTTAATTGGTGAATATGTTTATCAAACCGGTACTGAAAAGTATCATTTAAATGATAGTCATGTTAGAAGAATATCTAGCTGTATGACTAACACTTATTCTGGTACTGCAGGATTAAGAACTGTAAACGTTAATAATGCTGCGGATTTTTCTGTAGGTGACAAAATATATATAGAAGCCTGTGGCGATGCTAGTTATCAATATACTACTGGTAGTGAAACAAACGTTTGGAGGCATAATTTAGTTTATACCATATCAGCAATAAGCGGTTTGACACTTACCGTTGATAGAGATATATTGTATGATGGTAAAGCAGGTGGTTTAATAACAAGAATGACAAGGGATGTAGTTATAAAAGCTTGTCAATCCGACGGTACTGACGTACCTATTACAACTAGTGGTAATGATCACCAAAACACTGCAAGAGTATTTTTCAATGTTAAATACTGGACAAGTAACGGCGCTACAAATGCACCGACAAGAAGAGTAAAAATAAAATATGTAGAGTTTGATGGATTAGGTTATAACACTGGAGACAGCACAAACTTTAGAGCAGGCGTAACAATAGCTGGTTATAACGGTTATTATGATACTAAAATTACAGGTAGTGCAGCTGACAATACAACAATACATAGTACTACCGGTGTAAGCCAAACAGGTGAAAATTATATAGATGGTTGTAGTTACACAGCTTATAACTTGGTTAGTAACGAAGTAAGAGATGGTGATTCATATCCGTCTATATGTGTAAGACATCCTTATGGTATGGTTTGTAGAAACCATATTATAGTTGGATCTGGAAGAGGTATGTGGCATTGGAGTTCTCAATATCATATAAAATCTCATGGACATATCTCGGCTGCAGCTAATTATTGTTCATTAGCAATGGATGCCGCTTATGAATATCCTAATGAGTATTCATACATGTATTTACGTATGTCTGAAGATTATGGTTTTATTTACAATCATTTAGGTAGACAGCAAGACAATACTACTGTTCAACATTTTGACGTTCAATACCAAAACGGTTACTGTGTTCATCACGGTTACGCTACTAATTGCACTTGGCGTAGAATTTATATGGATAAATATAGGTATCATTATATACCAGACAGTGTAATGCCTATGGTTTTTGAAGATTCTAGGTTTATGCCAAACTATTGGGACGCTAGTGCATATTTATATAATCCTAACATTTCACACGTTCCTTATTATGATCCAGATGAAGTTAGGCATTATAGCTCTGGAAACAACTATCCTTATAGAAGTACATCGTCATGGTCTAGAAAAATATATTACATTGAGCACGGTTTTAGAGAAGAAGAATATGTGGAGATGAGTGGTGGTATAACAAAGTTACAAAGAAAAGGCCAACCTGCAGCTGACTTTCTTGTGTCAAGAGATCCTGGTCAAATAATGTCTAGAATATTTGTACCTGCAAATACCGTTGTAAATTTAAGATCTACAGTAAGAGTAAATGAAAAAAATTATGATGACGTTTCAGACACTATAGATGATAATAGTTACCCAGTTCTAGTTGCTAGAAAAAGAAGAAACTCTGGTTTAGGAGGTAGACATCATGCTGGGGTAGTAACGGATAGTGGTGATGTTAGAACTTTTCATACTAGTTGGGATTTTATAGCTGATGCTAATGATAGGGCTGGTGTGTTAAATAGTACTCAAGCACAAGGAAAAAATATGTATAGTTTTTTAGAGTATGCAACGCATACTAGCGCTAGTCAAGGAGCTTGGGAGACAAAAACTATAACTGTAGCGGCTCAGCGTACAGGATATGAATTAGCGTACGGTTTTTATATTGACAATAGCGATATAAGAGACACTGGTTTTAGAGCCTTGCCTATAGAGGTTTTAATGAGTAGACCTGGTGTAGTTGGATCTGGACATCTTCATAATGGTACTATAGGTAAAGTTAGTATTAGAACAGGTTTTGGAGCAAATAAAAAACGAATAAGCGGAAGAATATAATATGGCAAAATTTGTAAGTAACATATCGCTAGAAACAGCACACGACATACAGTTTAAAAATGCTGCTGGAACTAACACTGGTAAAATAGAGTCTGATGGCAACAACTTAGTGTTAAGTAATGCTGTCGGTGATATATTACTTGGTGATGGAGCATCTGATGTTTATATTGGAGATGGTACTAACAATGTAGATATTTTATTTGAACAATCAGGTAATATAATGGCTGATGCTAGCTCCAGCGGTGTTACTATAACTTTAGGTAGTAGTAATACTACTATAGCTTTTGGTGGCGCTACAAGTTTTGCAGATATTGTAAGTGCTTTTTCATCTACAGGTACTAATACTGTAGATATAGGTACTAATGTAAAACCATTTAGAGATATATACGCTGCTCATCACGTTGGTGGTAATTCTATTAATTATGCTACATCAAGAGGTTGGGTTGAAGATCCTGCGCCTTTATCTGAAACGCAAGTAGGTTATTTTGGTGGTAACTTTAGTAGAAACGGTGATGCAGCAGAAAATGAAGTTATAAGAGGACAAGATCCATTTGGTAACAAAGCATTGTTGTGGAAATGTATTGGTAACACTTCTGATGATGACGACGATGGTGGTTGGAATAAAGATATAACTATACCAGCAAATAATAATATAGGGTATTTATCTTATGTTTATTTTAGAACAGATTTTACACCTGATGCAGCTGAAGACGGTGTTATATATTTAGGTTGTGGTACTACATCTGGACAAACAATAAACGTTTCTGATGATAGTAGCAACACAAACCCTTACTTTGTGAGCAATCAACTAAACTCTGTTAATAATAGTGGACCGGTTGTAGCTAACAGGTGGTATTTAATAGTAGGTGTTATACAACCTTACAACGACGAAACTACAGGTACAGATACTATAGCTGGTGTTTATGATGTAGAAACTGGTGAAAAAGTATATAATGGTTCTGAGTTTAAAATGGGTAACAATACTACTGCTCAAAAACACAGAGCATATTTATATTATCAAGACACCACAAATGCTGGTAATGTATATTTTTGGAACCCAGGTTTTCACGCTATAGACGGATCAGAACCAAAAATACAAGACTTAGTAAAAAGACAAACTATAGCTACTACAATGAAAGTTGGTAGAGATAAAGATAATCTTATAGATTTTACTACAGACAACCAAATGATATTTAGGCTTAATAATAGTGATAAATTATTACTTAGTGAAGCCCGCCTTGCTCCAAACTCTAATGATGGAATGGTTTTAGGTAGTTCAAGTTTAATGTGGTCAGATCTTTTTTTAGCATCAGGTAGTGTTATTAATTTTAATAATGGTGATGTTGCGTTAACACATAGTTCTAACTTACTTACATTAACTGGTGGTGGATTAACAGTAGGTGCAAACGACACTGGACATGACGTTATATTTTATGGCGCTACATCTGGTAAAAAAACACAGTGGGACGAAAGTGCTGATACGTTAATAGTTGATGGTGCTTTAGACGTAAACGGAGGTTCAGATTTTAATTCTTCTACTACAAATTTAATTGCATCTTTTACTAGCTCTGATTCTATTGGTGAAATTAGAATAGCTGATAACTCTAAATACACAAGATTATTATCTGTCGGCAGTCAATTTAAAATAATGCCTAATGATGGTGATGAAACAGTTGTGTTTGATGGCACTACAACAACATTTAATGGGACTGTTACGGTAGGTCAAGACGATACAGGATACGATGTTAAATTCTTCGGCGCAACAAGTGGTAGTTATGTTTTGTGGGATGAAAGTGATGATGCTTTAGAACTTGTAAATAGTACGCTTAGTATTACTGGCGGAAATGGTGGTCAATTAACAATAACATCTGGCAATGTTGCTCACGACGCTGCTATTGATTTAGATACTGGTGATAGTAACGGTCAATGGAGAATAAAAGCTGAAGGTTCAGACGAAACTTTTAGAATTTCAAATGTTGATCAAGGAGGAGATGCGGCACTTTCAATACACCCAACAACAAAAGCAGCAACTTTTGCAGGGACAATAGCTTCTGGAGCAATAACAGTAACAGGTGGATCTAATCAAACCGTAATAGATGCAGATATAGCCTTTGATTTAACAGATGGATCTAAAGATACATTACTAATAACAAACGACAAAACAACTTCAGCTGTTGGTGCTATAGGACCTAGTATTGGCTTTGGTAATATGAATAGCGATAGAAGAACATCTGCTATTGCAGCTATAAGAACAGGTGATGACCATGACAATATGGGTCTAGCGTTTTTTACCCACCCATCAGATACTAATAACGAAACAATAGTAAAACAATTAGAACTTGCTCATGATGGAACTGCAACTTTTGCAGGCACAATAACAGCTGATAGATTACATTTGTTTACCACTAGTACAGATAGAGCTACAGTACAAGCTGGATCAAGTGGTACAACTGGTCATCTTTATTTAAATTCATACGAAGGGTCTGATTTACACCAATTAACATGGTCAGGTGCTAACAATGGTTTTTACCCACAAGGTGCTTCTGGTACTTTTAGTTTAGGATTAAATGGTAACAGATGGTCTAATGTATATACTGTAGCCTTAACAGCTTCTGGTGCTACAGCGTTAAGTGGTACTTTAACTGTAGGCGCGGATGATACTGGCCATGATGTTAAGTTCTTTGGAGCAACGGCTAGTCATTACATGTTGTGGGATGAAAGTAAAGACTTGTTACAAGTTGCTGGTGATTTAGAAATTAAAAACGCTAATGGTAGTAATCCAGCAGACGCTGGTAGTTTAGTGTTTAATGAGTCTGGCACAACTTGGGCGTCAGATATGTACGGTTTTAGAGTTACTTTAGAAGGAAGTGCTAATGAATTAAAAATACAAAGCGCAAATACTAGTACCGTTAAAGAAATATTAAAATTTGCAAGAGATACTGCTACTTCTACTTTTAGTGGTCCTGTAACTGTAGGTGTAGATGATACTGGGTATGATGTAACATTTTATGGCGCAACTTCTGGTAAAAAAATGCACTGGGATGAAGACAGTAATGGTGGTAGATTAAACTTAAATGGAGGTGCTGATCTTTATATAAATAGTGGTCACATGCACATGAGTCAAGGTTCTTATTACTTTAAAAATGCTAGCACAGGAACTCAGAGACATGGATTTACTTCTGACGGGCAGTATTCATTTGAAGAAGTAGATTTAAGAATTCAAGCTACCCAAAAATTTTACCTTGACGGCGGTAGTAATACATACATAACAGAAAGTGCTGCTGATACAGTTAAAATATTTACAGGTGGCACGGAAGCTTTAAAAATTGATAGTTCACAACACACAACTCTTGCAGGAAATATAGAAATGCCTAGCGCATCAAGAATTAGGTTTGGAGCAGGTGATGCTTTAATACAAGAAGGTGTTGCTGAAAACTATGCTTTAGAGTTTCAAACATATAACGGTAGTTCTATGACAGAAGCCATGAGGCTTAAAGGTGACAATACCGCTTTGTTCAACGGTCCCGTAATTATGTATGACACTGTAACAGTAGCTTCAGACTTAATACATAGTGGAGACACTGATACTAAAATATCTTTTGACACTGATAGAGTAAGAATATATGCTGGTAATAAAGTGCATTTTGATGCTCATGATAATGGAAATACTATTATATCTTCTAACAACAGTACGGCTCTTACCTTAGACAGTTCGCAAAACGCAACTTTTGCAAGTGATGTAAGTACAGGTGGAGTAATGAATGTTGTGGGTGGTGATTTAAAATTAGATCTAGGCCGTAACATAAGATTTGGAGGGCAATTAGCTATTTTAAAAGAAAGTAATGGAGAGTTAAAATTTTATGGTGGTACAAACTCTACAGATGGTGGTTTTGAATTTTTTACTTGGGATGGTTCTGCTTATAATTCTTCTCTTACTTTAAAAAATGACAATAACGTAACTTTTTCGGGTGAATTATCTATACCAAGTAAAATTACTCACGTTGGAGATACTACCACTTGGGTTGGTTTTGATGATAGTGTTGATTCTTTTAGAGTGGTTACAAATGGTGCTGAAAGACTTCATGTTAACAATACTAGAACTAGAATATCTAATAATAATTTAGAAGTAAATGGAAATTTAGATTTAAACGGTACTGCTAATATAAGTAATACTTTAACATTAGAAGGAACTACAGATGAAATATTAGTTTTAAAATCTACTGATGATAGCGCAGTGTATCACTCATATTACAGAGGTTCTGATAGACATGCTTATGTAGGTTTTGGAAGTAGTAGTGATACATTTAACGTAATGAATGAAGAGTCAGGTGGTTCTATGACTTTAGGAACTGCTGGTACAACCGCGCTAACATTAAATTCATCACAAAATGCAACTTTTGCAGGTAGTGTTACTTGTACAACTTTAGTACCTAGTAGCCATATATATTTAGGTGCTACAAAACACTTATATTTTGATGGTGGTGGTGATACATACATGAAAGAAAACGCTGCCAATAATTTGCAGTTTGTAGTTGGTGGTAATGAAAAGTTTGTTTTAGGTAATTCACAAGCTACTATTAATTCACATTTAAAGTGGGGCGACAACTATCAAATACAACTTGGTACTGATGCCGACGTACAATGGTATCACACAGGTACTCATATGTACATGGATAACAAGACTGGTGATATGGTTTTCCGACAAAAAAATGAAGATAATGATATAGTTTTTCAAGGAAATGATGGTGGCGGTAATGATACATCAGTTAATATAACTGCGCTGACACTTGATATGTCTGAAGCTGGTAAAGCTACTTTTAATAGTTCTATTGTAACATCATCTAGCTCGGCTGTTATACAAACACCAAGAATTAGTATGGAAGCTGATGGTACTTTAGATTGGGGACAATCAAGAGACTATGGTACTTTGACTTGGGACACTGGTAAGATTATGATTAGAGCTCTAAGTGGAAATGCAATGGAGCTTCAAACAAACGGCTCTACAACTGCTTTAACTTTAGACACATCTCAAAACGCAACTTTTGCTGGTAATATAGATTTTTCTAACAACAAAGGTTTAACTTGGGCTGGTGAACACTCTGTTAGAGTTGAAAGTAATGTTTTAAAGTTAAATGCTTCTAGTGGTATAGAAGCACAAAATAGCGTAGAGATTGGTTATCAAACAAACACGTCTGGTACAACTGGTACTACATTTTTAGAACTTGATAATAATGTTGGTGGTGATTTATCGCAGCAACAAACGTTTATAGACTTTAAGTTTACCGATGCTAACACTAACTATACGCCACAAGTTCGTATAGGTGCTCAAGTTGGTCCTGACGCAGATGCTAATTCAATAGAAAAAGAAGGTGCTGGTTCATTTGTAGTATACACAGCACCTATTGGAAGCGACGCATCAGGTAATAGCTCAGGTTTAGCAGAAAGTATGAGAGTTAGTCACGATGGAGATGTTACAATAGCTGGTAGCGTAACGGCTAATGGAACTGTTCTTACTGGTTTTGACGGTAATTATAGCTCTTTGTCAGGTGCACCAACTACAATATCAGCTGCGCAATCAACTAAATTAGGCCATATATCAGTAACTTCTGCTATAGATTTAGATGAGGTGTCATCAAGCGTAGAAGGTTCTGTTCAATTAACAGGTGCTCAAACAATATCTGGTACAAAAACTTTTAGTGCTGCAACAGGATTTACAAACACGACAAACTCAACAAGTAAAACTACAGGTGCTATAAAGTTAAGTGGTGGTATGGGTATTGCTAAAACACTTAACGTTGGTGAAGATGTAGTTGCTTACGCATCGTCTGACAAAAGATATAAAGATAATTTACAAGTAATAACAAACCCTATTGATAAGGTAAAAAGTTTAAACGGTTATACTTTTACTTGGAACGATAAACACGAACAATTTAATGGTAACAATGATATTGGTGTGGTTGCTCAAGAAGTTGAAAAAGTATTTCCTGAAATAGTTGACACAAGAGACAATGGCTATAAAGCTGTTAAGTATGAAAAAATGGTTGCGTTGTTAATTGAAGCTGTTAAAGATCAACAAGAACAAATTGATAAATTAAAACAAAGATTAGATGGTTGTTCCTGCTAGTGGTAATTCGTTAAGTCTTTTAGGTATTAAAAGAGAAGTTGAAGATAACGACTACACTTCTACCGAAAACACGTATACTAATATTGGTTTAGGTGAATTAGCTATAAATACTGAAATAAATACTCTTGGTTTAAATGCTAATGAAGAACCAGATGACACAGCACCACACGCGATGTCAGAGTGGTATAGCTACGACCACGATGCTACTGCTCCTTTTGCTAATGCTAAGGCTGTTTCTAAAACAATATCTACAGGTAGTAGCAATGCAATTACATTTACTGACACTGACGATACGTTTAACTTTACTGAATCTAGCGCTTGGACAATATCGTTTTGGGTTAAGGCAGGTTGGAATAGTAGTTTAAATACGGTTATAAACTTTATTATTGGTCAAAAAACTAACGCAGATTATCAATTGACTGATATGATTAAAATACAATATAGAGAAGATAACAATAGAATAGAGTGTAGATACGGTAATAAAACAACATCAACTAATGCTTGGTATAAAAACGCAGCTTGGTTATTCCACTCAAACTCAGGTCAATATGCAGCTGGTTATGCGGCAGCTGGTTTAGGTACTACATATTGGAGTGCTAGCAATAGAGGTTACGTAAATAGTGATGATTACACAATGATTACTATTACAAAATCAACAACAAATAGTGCTGGTGCTATGACTTTATATTGGAACGCTAATGATGCAGGTGCAGCGCCTATACAAGCAAGCGTTGGTAGTGGCAGTCCAGCAATGAGTTCTACTAATGATAGACTTTGGAGTGTTGGTAGTAATGGTGTTCATGGATCTAGTAACGATCAGATAAAAGCTGGTAACGGCTCAGCAACGCTTTACAACGATCTTACAATATGGAATAAACAGCTTAGTGATAGTGAAGTAACCGAGTTATATAATAGTGGTTCCGTAATGAACGCAACATCACACAGTGCGTCACAAAATTTAGTAGGATATTGGACATGGGAAGGTAATGGTAATGCTACAAGATCAAACGATAACTTTACAATATCTGGTGGATCTGCAATAGTAAATAAATAAAATGAATTATTATATATTAACTGACGAAGTATTTGAAACAATAGAAAAAGAAAACGTACATTTTATGCGTAAAAGCATAGATGATACTGAAAGATTAGTTGCTACAACTGATCTAATAAATGATAGAGTTCGTAAATTTAACAACATAAACACTTGCTCTAGCTACACATTTACAAATCACGCTGATTGGGTTGGTGATGGCACAGGCGTCGAGGTTGAAGAATTAGAAGAAGGAGGGTATATCCCTATAATAGACGATTAGTGTAATTACTCGCTATTTTGTGTGATAGTATAAATAGATAAAAAACAATTAATTAACTTAAATAAAATAAAAATGGCAAAAAGAAAAACACCTAAGGTTGACTTAAAACCTAAAAATCTTACAGAAGATGAATTAAAATCACTGCAAGAGCTTGTTACTAAAATAGAAATGCTTCAAAGAGAAGCTGGAGTTTTAGAGCAAAGAAAACACGGAGTGCTACACGCTTTAACTACATTGCAAGAACAAGTTAACGAAATGCAAGCCGAACTTGAAAAAATATACGGAAAAGCTGATGTTGATGTAAGAACTGGAGAGCTTAAATACCATGAGGATAATGGACAAGCTAATTCGTAAAATTAGTATAGGTAAAGATTATAAAAACGATGCAATGCACTATGCAGTTGGTCAAGAGGTTTATGGTGGTCACACTATATGTAACATATTAGAAGAGACTGATAAATACTCAATTTATATTAAAAAAAATAAAGAGGTTATACCTTGGAAAGATTTTAATAAAAACATGGCTATATCTGTAGAGTATAATTTAGAGTACTAATGAGAAGTATCTACAATTTTGTTGTAGAACCTATTGGGAATAGATATAATAACGCAAAAAAACTAGGTGATAAAGAATTAATTCTAAACACAGATATATTCAATCACAAATTTATAAACAGAAAAGCTCGTGTTATATCTACCCCTATAATAGGTAACAACACAGGAATAAAAGTTGGTGATGAAATAATAGTTCATCATAATATATTTAGACGCTGGCATGATGTAAGAGGTAACGAAAGAAACAGTTCGAGCTGGATAAATGAAAATACTTATAGCATATACCACGATCAAATATACGCTGTTAAAACAGAAAACAGTTGGAAACCGTTAGATGGTTATATATTTTTACAACCATTAAAAGAAGATAATGAGTTTTCTACTGAAAAAGAAAAGTTTATAGGCAAAGTTGTTTATGGCAATGATGAATATAAAAAAGGAGATATACTTGGCTTTGCTAGAGTTGGCGCTAGATTTGAGTTTGTTATAGATGGTCAAAGGCTTTACAAAGTTAATTTAAATTTAATTACAATAAAATATGAATGTAAAGGAAACGAAGAGACGTATAATCCAAGCTGGGCACAGGGCAGTTGAAGAGTTGATTAAAGTAGCAAAAGAAGATATTGTTGATTCTGATGACGATATATCAGCTGATAGACTTAAAAATGCCGCAGCTACAAAAAAACTAGCTATATTTGACGCATTTGAGATACTTAACAGAATACAGGAAGAAGAAAACATACTTGAGGGGAAAGATACCGAAGAAAAAAAAGAGAGAGTATTTAAAGGCTTTGCAGAAGGAAGATCAAAATGAGTTACGAACAAACACTATACAAGATAGTAGAACCTATTAAGAACACTACAATAACTAGACTTAATAGAACTAAAAAATGGAAATATGGATATAATAAAGAGCACGATATTGTTGTTATATCAAAAAATGGTACTATTGGCCAAATCTACGAAATACAAGGTTTGCAAATTGCTTTACCAATGCAACCAAAAGATGTGTATGTGCATGAAAAAAGAAAGTGGCAACAAATAGCATATCCTAAAGAACTATCTAGATTAAAAAATATATTTGACTGGAGATCATACCCTGAAGAATCAAAAGAACAGTGGTTTGATTATATAGATGAAGAGTTTAAAAGAAGAGAAGAAGGTTTTTGGTTTTTAAACGGAAAAGAAGAAACATATATAACAGGTACACACTATATGTACTTACAATGGAGTAAAATAGATGTAGGAGCTCCAGACTTTAGAGAAGCTAATAGATTATTTTATATATTCTGGGAAGCTTGTAAGGCAGATAAAAGATGTTATGGTATGTGTTATCTTAAAAACAGACGATCTGGTTTTTCTTTTATGTCTTCGGCTGAAACAGTTAACCAAGCTACAATATCTAGTGATGCAAGGTTTGGTATATTATCAAAAACTGGAGCTGATGCTAAAAAAATGTTTACAGACAAGGTTGTACCAATATCGGTTAATTATCCGTTCTTTTTCAAACCGATTCAAGACGGTATGGATAGACCTAAGTCTGAACTTGCTTATAGGGTTCCTGCAAGTA